GTCAGTTGGGAAAAAAACTTTGACCCCCCGAAATTGGCTACGGGGTTCGCTAAAACCTTTTTTGAAAGTCACCAGTTCCACTAAGAGCATTTTTTGATACTAGGAGATCAAGGGTCGGAAAACCATCCAGCAGTTCACTACTAGTCAAGTTACACTTACGCATTAGCTTTGTAATATCCTTATTGTTACGATCTTCAAGTCGATGCGCCATCATCTTCTTTAGATTTTGGGGTGTTATATTGAGAGAATGAATCAATTCACTATAGACCATATGCAAAAAGCGATAAGCAGTCAGGTTAGTGCCCATCGTGTCATAAGCATTCCCAATACAGGACAGAATCTGATCGATCTCAGATCGCTCCATATTAGCGCCAAAAGCAATACGATGCACGTAAGAATCTAGAGTTCGATAAGGCACAATAGAAGGCATATTCAAGTGAGTACGAATCATATGAGGGGGCAACTCAATAAAGTATTTCTTCAAAAAGATAATACCTCGAGTGCGGAGACCGCCTCTAGTGTCAGGAACAGACAAAAACGGAACATCCTCCCTTACATCGCGCGATTTCATATCAAAGAACTCATAAAGAAAGTTAACAAATTGCTGCTCCCCTATAACTCCTTGGAGAGCTCGAATAGTGCGGAGTATATGATCATCTCCGTACAACACAATATTTATCCATCCGCGGGAAACACACAAGTCAATCTGTTTTCTCAGGTGGGGATACCGCTCACGAGTGCGCTGAACAAAAAGACAGAACATGAGAAGCATTATCCAAGAATCTCCGTGACTAGTGATATAGGATCCCGATGGCATACCACCCTTAATAATACGCCATTCATCCCCAAAGAGATGAGTGGCTCTAGCGGATATAGCTTCTAAACAATGTTCAACCATTATTTTGTAAGTGCGCTCGTCCTCATGGCTACGGAACTTATAATAACGACCTCCCGTAATAGTATAAAGTTCCATGAAGAAACGTTTTATTGATAAGTCTAAACTACGGATATCACCATCACTTATAACAGGCGTATAGTCCACACCGAATTCTTCGATTGTTTTTGCAATCTGCCAAGGAGCCATATGGAGATACTCTTGAAATCGTTGACCTCCCCCATTCCACCAGGACCCTCCTATGCGAATTTGACCTCCTCGTTCAAAACCTTGACGGTGCTTTTGGACATGAGCGTTGAGGGGATAATCACTCGCAAACGGTATGATATAATTACGATACTTCATCCGAAGATCTTTAAGTTCTTTTTCCGCTGCGGTAAGTTGATCTAACAACGATGCTACGTCATCAGAACATAGACTAGCACCTGGTTTGTGAGAGGTGGACATCTGTTTCTTTATCTCGACATTGAGGTCTGTAAGGCCCTGACGATACTGGATCGTATCTAGGTCACAAAAGAGATCACACACACGATTATGTTCAGCTGCATCATTAATAGTCTCGGCTTTTTGAACTGCTATAAATGCCACGTCATTACGCTTTACTTTATGTCCTCGTTTCGCACCAGATAACGTATGGTCGTATTCTCTCCTAACGTACTCAAGTTGATCAATTTTCTTACCAGCAACGGTATGAACAAGCGTAGGACCGCAATTCAACTTAACTGGACGACTGGGACCAGAACGACAACCAGCAGAAGACATTAGAGGCATTCCGGTATAAACGTCATGATCCGGATCGTAGAATACCGATTTAAAGTGCTTGTCAGTACCCATCATCTTGTACATCATATCCATGGCGGGTTTGAGAAGATGGGACAACGATTTGCCTTTGATGTTAAGAGAATTGGTAGGTTGATCAAGTTTCTTTAAACCCATAACAAGTTTGTAGGGATACAAACCTTTTAGCGTATGACGTTGATATTGACCATAACGACTACCCGTAAAGGCCATGTTAAAGGTTGAAAGACGCATCATACATTGACTACTCATGGACATCGCTGTGTTGTTAACAATAGGACAGCGAATGTCATCCCACTTCGTACCAGGTGAGTGTAATATCTCCGACTTCTTAAAGACACCTGCCTCAGACCATTTTTGAATGGTGTCCATCTTATCATTACCATACTCACTGACATCCCACTTCTGCAACGCTCTAGCAACGACCTTGCCTGGATAAGTGAGATCTTGCTCCCTTGTACCCGTATTCTTCATAAAGAGAGGAGGAATTCGCGTCATATTCCCAAATACTTGATGTGAGAATTGTATGCGCACATACTCCCACTCCGGCTTCTTTGAGATAGACACCACTGAATTCCCTACTAGCAACTTAGTAGAACTAATGGCCGCCAACGCCTTAATCATCATATCCTCCCCATCAGATTTGACTTCAGTTTGGTAGCGATAAACGGTAGTAGTAAAACCTTCGAACTGAGGTTCTAAAAGTTTTACAGTTAAATCGCAATCACATTTATCATGATTCGCACAATCTGAATTGGTCCAGGTATACTGTACTCTCTTTTTCATATTGTTTCTATAAAAAAGGTATTTAAGCACAGTAAATGTAGGAGGTAAAAAACGAACGTATTGTATTATTTGGTGTTGGTCGCTTGTCAATTCGGTTTCAATTGTTGGTAGCACTTGAAACCAAGCGAATGTCGGCCAGGTTCA